AAACCTTCTCTGACAGGCCCTTGCACGATTTTTCATCACACGCTTGCGACGCCCTTAGGTATATGGCAGTGACATACGATAGAAATTCTTCTGTTAGTAAAAGTAATTTTTCTGAATTTAATGAGAGACTACGCAAAACAATATAATTTACATTTTATACCGTTTAGATAAAATGATTAAAAAAAGACTTTATATGGCAAATGATAGAGACATCAAAAAAGAATATGACGAATCTTACGATCAAGCCATAAGTGATTGGCAGTCCTATTTAGCTGAGGCTTACAAAGATCTTAGTTATATGGTAGGCAATCAATGGTCTTCGCAAGATAAGATGTATCTACAGCGTGAAGGACGCGCTGCCTATGTTTTCAATAATATCAAGCGCATGATCAAACAAATATCGGGATATCAAAGACGTAACCGAATGAGTTCTATTTGCGATCCTATCGAAGGCGGCGACCAACTGGTATCTGATATCTTTAGTGATCTTTTGCTTTATGTACTACAAGAACAAGGCGGCTACAATATACTTTCTACCGCATTTGAAGGCGCTGTTGTAACGGGTCTTAATCTTATGTCATTATGGATGGACTACGGCCAAGACCGTGCTAACGGTGATATAAAAATCGGTGTCGAGCCTTTCAATTCATTTCTGTTAGATCCCATGTTTACTAAAACCGATTTGTCAGATTGCCGTTATATAATGCGCAGACGTTATATAAGTAGAGATGAAGCTAAATTAATGCTGCCGGGGCACAACTCTGATATCGATGCGATGCATATTAGCGAAGGTGCAGCCGATTCTAAATTTAATTATATGGCATATGCTCGTACAGGTGGCCAAAAGCTAATGAGATATGACGAATTCTGGAAGCGCATTTCTAAAAAAGCTACTCTTCTTATCGATAAAACATCAGGACAAACTCAAATATGGAGAGGGACACACGAAGCGCTACGGTTATTTAAAGATCAATTCCCTTGGATAGAGTCTAAAACAATTTATGAACCGTCAGTTCAGTTAAATATCTTTCTTGAAGATGAAGTAATGTATTCTGGTCCTGACCCTTATAAACTCAATGATTATCCTTTTGTTCCAGTTATCGGCTATTATTATCCTGAATACGATATGTTCGACTATAAGCTTCAAGGTGTCGTTCGTAGCATGCGTGACACTCAAGAAGAGCTAAACAAGATGAAGTCTAAGACTTCAGACATATTAAATTCCCAAGTCAATTCAGGGTGGCTGGTACGAGAGGGTGCAGTAAATAATCCTGAAGATCTATATCGCACGGGACAGGGCGTTGTTATCGAAAGAAGTTCTGATTCCCAGCCCGGAGATGTCAATAAACTTCCCGCTCCTGAAGTTTCCCAATCTCTTTTTGCATTAGTAAGCTCACTGCAAAGTGATATTCTGCAACTTGCAGGCGGAAGCGAAGAGCTATTGGGAGTAGCACAAGGCGGTAATACCGAAGTTTCAGGAACGCTGGCTAAACAACGCGCATATAACTCAATCACCACATTGCAAGACCTATACGACAATCTAAACCTATCGCAAAAGATTCTAAGCAAAAAAATTATCCGGCTTATTCAAAATAATTGGTCTACTGATAAGATAGCGATGATCACGGACAAGCAAGTACCGCAAGAAATAAATCAGATAGACGTTACTAAATATGATGTTGCCGTTAGAGAAGCTATGCTAACGGATACACAGCGCAACCTACATTATATGCAACTAATTGAAGCTAAGCGCGTTGGTATTGCTATTCCAGATAGCGCCATTATTAAAGCAATGCCTATATCTAATAAAACCAGTCTTCTACAAGAGTTCGAGCAAGAAGCACAACAGCAGCAAGCGCAAGCAGGCAAGATTCAAGAGCAAGAAGAGATAGCAAGACGCCTAGCCAATGCCGAAACTATTCATAAGCTATCGTTGGCAGAGCAGCAACGCAAACGCGCTGTTGCAGATCAAGCGTTAGCTGTAGAAAGATTATCACAAGTATCTCAAAATAAAGCGTCAGCTTTCCTTGACATGGTAAAAGGATATACGGAACTCCAAGGCATGCGGCAAGATCAGATTATGGATGCAATCACTTTCTTGCAGAACTTCCAACTCCAAAAGAATAACGACATGTCAACAATCGTAGGCCTAAGCCAGATGAGTAACGCGCAAGTGGAAGGTCAATCCGAGGAAGCTGGTAAATCGGAGCAGCAGAAACAACAAGATCAGATGCAAGAGCAACAAATAGCTCAACTTTTACAACAAGCTTCTCAACAAGCTGTTTTGCGCCAATGAGGAAGACGCTTGAGGAAAGAATAAACGACATGCGCATAAATGGAGATGCTTCGATTATTGAGCATATGCAGACTATTTATAAGATAATAAAGACAGAAAAAAACGATGAAAAAGAAGAAGAGCCTAAACAGACAATTCTTTGAACTTTCAGTTTGTTTGCTAACAATAGTGTTGGCGTTTTTTATATTTGTTTTACTTTGGGGTTAGAATGCCACTTAAGAAGGGTTATAGCGAAAAGACGATAAGCTCTAATATAAAAGAGCTAATGAAAAGTGGGAAAAGACCACAAAAGCAAGCAGTTGCGATTGCACTGTCTGAAGCTAAAAAAGCTACTGCCGAGCATGCTAAAAGAAGCATAAAAAAGAAAAAAGAGATGAAAAAATAGTGGAACCTATACACGCACATTTTCATTTAGAAATGTCTAATGTTTGTAACTTCTGCTGTCTAAAACGAGAACCGTCAGCTATTTACGTTTCAAGGCAAGGCACTGTTCGTGCTTGGAACGAGCGTCTAGGAAACGGTGATGTTGCGATAGAATCGTACGGAAGAATGCGTAACTTGGTTAGATCTAGACTGATAGATCTTAAAATAGATGTCGACGAGGGTATGAGATATATAGATTCTATTGTTACTACTCCTTCACATTCTCCAATACAACTGGAAAATCTTAAGATAATAGCGCGGGCTATTGAAACTTTGAGAGAACACAAACTTTAGGATAAATTAGATGGTACAGCAAATTGGAGAAACACGACAAGCGATGACGGCAGAGCTGCTATCAGATAAGCTTTATAAAGTCGCCAAAGATGCGCATAATGATCGCAAGCTGAATAACTTTTGGATCGTCATAAGTCATAAGCCTGATAAATTTCTGGATGGTGTTATTCGTGAAGGCATTATAGTTACTAATAAAAGACCCCATAAATTATTAGGAAGCATGTGTTTCCATATTATATGGGATAAAGGTTTTATTGCTCCTGAATGGATATTGCCTCTTGATCTAGGCGTTGAATTGCCTGGATTAGGAAGTGATGGTCATTCAGAACTAGTACTGAATGATATTGGCTCATTGGGAGCGAATATTTTAAGGTGAAATCAACCATTTATCTATCCTGATTTGCAATATGGATAGACAAAAAAAGGATTCTAATAGATGGAAGAACAAGAAAGCGTAAATGTTCCTGTCGCTGAGGAACAAAATACGGGTGATAATACTCAGGTCGCCGCTGAGAAAGTGACTTCAGATGTAGAAATAAATTGGCGAGCTGCCAATGAGGCATTGAGGTCGCAAAGTCAGGAATTGAAACAATTACGTGTTGAGTTAGATCAATATAGATCTTCCCAAGATGCTCCTAAGAAAAAAGGCTATTTTGACGGTCGTGATAAGGACGACATTCCAACTTTCGGAGAAGTAGAAAATGTTCTCGCAGAAAGAGAAAGGACATATCAAGCAAGCCTTCAGGAGTTAAACATAAGAAGTTCATATCCTGATTATAACGATGTTGTAAACAAATATGGTAAAATGCTTCCTGAAAGCGTTAAACGCGGTATTATCAATTCTCCTAATCCGTATTTAGCTGCTTATGAAGCTTGTAAAGACTCTAGTTCTTACTATAAAGATCAAATCGCTAACATTCAGCATCCCGATGCAAAGCGTGTTACAGATAACATGCAAAAACCAGGAAATGCTAGCGCAATTGGTAATAGTGGGACTTTAGGAAAAGCAAGTTATTATGAGAATTTAAGCGAAAACGTTATTTTGGAGATGAGTAACCGCTTTATCCGAGGAAGATAAAAATAGGAATATTTATGGCAAACGTAACAACTACTTCTCAAGTAGGACCGGCGGTCGAAACATACTACGATAAACTTTTGTTAGCCCGTGCACGTCCTTATTTGATACATACTGAGCTTGCTCAAAAGCGTGCTCTTCCAGCCAAAAGTGGCAATATTGTTAAGTTCAGACGTTATTCGAACTTATCAACTGCAACAACTCCGTTATCTGAAGGTATTACACCTGCAGGCCAAGAGTTGGGAAAAACTGATATGGTAGTAAGCATAAGTCAATTTGGTGATTATGTTACTATTACTGACGTTGTTCAGTATATTGTTGAAGACCAAGTTTTGAATGAATCTACAGACATTTTAGCTCAACAAATGGGCGAAAGCATGGAAGAATTAGCTCGTGATATGTTGGCTTCTACTGCATCCGTTCAATTGTGCTCAAATGGTACAAACCTAGGTACTCCAACTGAATTGACATCTATTGATATCAAAGCTGTTGTTAAAACGCTGATGGGAAATAGCGCTAAAATGTTCACTCCGATTATTCCTGGTGAGAATAAATTTGGCACATCTCCTGTAAGGCAAGCATATTGGGGATTAGCTTCTACAGATATCCTTGACGATCTGGAAGCATGTTCCGATTTCGTATCGACTTCGCAATATCCAAAAATGCAAGCTATGGATGCTGAATGGGGTTCTACAGGTAACGTTCGTTGGTTACTTTCTCCTTTCGGCTATTCACTTTCTGGCGTTTATAGCTGCTTTATTGTCGGTCGTGATTCTTATGGCATGGTCGAATTGAAAGAAGGAACGTTGAAGAACGTTTATAAGCCTCTTGGACATGGAAACGATCCTTTAGATCAAAGATGTACAATGGGTTGGAAAACTCAAATGGCTAGTCGTCTACTTAACGACCTATGGTTAGTTAATCTAAAATGCACACATAGTTAATAATGAGGCAATATGTCATTTTCTAATACTTACAAAATTCAGAGTGCAGGTGCTGCCTATACTTTACCGGTTGGTTTTAAGCCAACACGTATCGAAGCTGTTAATGCTACTAAATGGGCTACTGATGCGACTAAAGTTGAATTCAAATGGTTTGAAGGCATGGCGGCAGCAGCTGCTTTATCAGAACTATGCGAAGACGATGGTCTTAACAGAGCTATTGAAGCAGCTAACGGATTTACTGTTTTAGAAAGCGTTGCATTCCCTGATGCACAAGCTACGGTTACTGGCATTACTGCTGCATATCCTGCAGTTGTAACTGCTGCTTCCCATGGTTGGACAGCTGCTAATAACGGTGATATGATGCGCATTACCGGCGTATTAGGTATGGTAGAAATCAATAATCTGATTGGCAAATTTACTTACATCAATGCCAACTCTTTTTCTATTGATATCGATGCAACTAATTTTTCTGCTTACGGAAGTCTTGGAACAGCGTTTAACCTGTCCGAAGATGTTGTTCCTGCTGGTAGCTATAGAGTTACTTTGGGATCGACAATCATGGGTGCAGATAACGATATAATTTTCGTTACTTGCTATAATGATGATGTTGCAGTAAATAAAGGCGACGTTGCTTAATTTAGTCACTTTAGAGAGGGGTTAAAATCCCTCTCTTTACTTAATTTTTACTAAGGAAGAATACAATGCCTCGTGGCAGACCTATAAATAAACAAAAGGATAAAAAGATGAATGAAGAGCTATTGGCAGGTCCGGATGAATCCGTAGCCGAGCGAATCGAAGAGAATAGCAATGAGATTAAAACCCTCAAAAAGAAAATTGCAGCTAAAAAGGCATTAGAGCCTACTAAGGTTCAGAAAAGAGCTAAAATACTATTTAGAAATTTGGAAGATCCTGGATTTAATATTGAATTTACTTACAATGGCAAATATTTCAACATGGTAGACGGCAAAGAACAAGATGTTCCAATGTATGTTGTTGATCATCTAAATAGTTTAACCGTAAGAAAGTCTAGATACGAAAAAGACAGAGCAGGTAATGTGAGAAACATTGATGAGTTAAAACCTCGCGTCTATTGTCAGGTACTTGAAACATATGAAAAGGCAGTATAATGGGATTAGGTTTATTTCAATTAATCGATATCAAAAATAAAGTCCGCAAGCTAACAGCGCGTCCTAGTACAAATCAGCTTAGCGACTCCGACCTCGTGGACTATATCAATCGATATTATCAA